AATGGTTCAACTATGTTTCTAAATTGAGCTCTTGTAAACTCGTCATTAAATTCAAATAGTTGAAATTTAGAAGCTGTTGATATTGCCTTCTCCAAAGTAATAAACAATCTTCTTACGTTTATTCTATCAAAAGCACTCGGCGTTGATAATCCAGTTTTATCACCAAACAATAAAGTACCTTGTCCTGGTAATGTTACAACTGGGTTTACTCTCGCTCTGTACAATTCATCTCTTTGTCCTTGTGTTGGATTGTAAGCAAGTTTAACTGCACCTCTAATTACTCCTCTGTTGAAACCAGCAGGTGAGAACCATGAGTCTGCGATTAAGTCTGTTCTTGCAGCTAATCCAGCAATGTCTCCATTTAAAGGAACATATCTGAATACGTCATTATATTTGTCGTATGTATATTTGTAACCACTATCAAATACAACGTATGATGATGATCTAATACCGTCAAAGAAACCTTTTACGTTAGTTGTTTGAGTAGTACTATTTGAAACATTAACTACATCTGTTCTTTCAGGAGACACAAATACTATTGCGTCTTTTCTGTTTTCAGCGATTGTAATTAAGTTATCAACGTGTGTAGCGTTACCTTTACCAGCGATGATTAAGTTAACATCTACAGTATCAGCGTCATTGTATTTTTCGTAAGCAGTTTTTAATTCAGCAGTTGATACTGCGGAACCATCTGCACCACTTACAAGTGATCTAGCAAAAGGTGCTGACAGAGCAGTAAATGTTAATCCTGCAACTGCACTACCCCAATTTGATCCTGTCGCAACGTGATCCATCCAATAGATGTATTCTGATTGGTTGTAAAGTACGTCAACGTAGTAGTTAGTATCGCCTTGTGCTGTTTTAGCGTCTGATCCTTTTGATACTGAATCATAAACTTCTAAAACTTCACCAGCAGTACCTGTAATACCACCGTCTTCATCAACGACTACTATGTGCATTTCGTCATTTACACCACTTCTATTAGAAGCGTATGTTGATGTTGCTGGTGCTTTATCTACTAGATCGTAGTATTGCCATCTTCTTCTTACTTGTGAACCGTTTGCAACAGCTGTGTGTAGTCCGCCTGTGCCTGATGGATGTCTTACAAAAGTTAAAGTGTTTGATGAAACACCTGTAATTCTGTATTCGTGGCCGCCAGACTCGCCGAAGTTTACAATATCGCCTACATTAAAATCAGTTCCTGAAGTTAATACGATAGTTGTATCTCCAACTGCTGTTGAAGCGTCATTTGTTGTTGTTTTATTTACTGCTTCATATGCCGTTGCACTCGGACATACTGAAACTTTTAAGTTATTACCCCATGCGCCTGCTGTTCTTGCAGCCCATTCGCCAACGTTAGCCGAACCATCATTGTAAGGTCCTGTACTTCCGTCACCGTTTTGGTAATGATCTGTGTTCTTTATTCTTAATGCTGATCCAGATACAACAGCGTTAACACTTGAAGTGTTTGCAGCTCGTACTACCCTTAAACTTGATGAATACTGCAAAAAACTAGCAGCACTAAACCAATATTCAAAGTTTGTAGAGTCAGGTTTTCCAAACGTTTCTACTAATTCTTTCTCCGAACTAATAGACGTTACTTCGTCCATAGGTCCTTGATTGAACTGTCCTGCAACGGCACCGATCGTAGTTGCCACTGCTGGGATTACGTTTGTTAAATCCCTCTCTTGTACGAGAACACCTGGTGAAACTTGAAATGCCATATGTTTGTTCTCCTCTTATTAGCTAATAGGTATCATTAATCTCGTTTATATTTATAATATATCACCTTTTCGCACGGTAACTGGGCGCCATACTTCGCCACTATCGTCTTGTTGATATTCTTCTTCCAGACCATTGTCCATAAACCCAAAAGGTGCCATATCTTGTTCTATTGCGTTTTGTTGTTCAGCATACATTTTAGCACGTACATCTTGGTCAGTCATTTCTTTGAAATATCTTTGATTAGTGATCCATGCAAAGATAACGCAACACATAACTAAATCGTCATTAGAACCTTCTTCAGCCTGCCAACCACTACCACGTCTTACAAATGTTGATAACTCTTGTATTGTATGAAAATCATTGATGATTATTTTATCTCCTTCAAGTAAAGACTTTAAGTTTGAACAACCTATACGTTTTACTTGTTTGGTCATACGAACACCTAATTGTGTTCCTCTTTTACTGAAACCACCACCTAGTATTTGACCTGCTCTACCTTTCATCATACACATTAATAAGTTTGTGTATTCTAATTCAAACTGTAAAGCGTCTGCTATTTGATGTCCTAAATCATTTACTTCAACACATATATGAGCATTGTTATATGCTCTTGCAACTTTCTCAATAGTGTGAGGAAACAATATAGGTTTAATTTCATTATCTCTAAATTTTGCAACCATTCTATATGGCATTTGTGTTACGTCAAATACAGTAAAGGCAGAATAATCTCTTACAGTACCACGTGCTACGTCAACTGTCATAACATAATCTTTACCTTTTTCTGCTCTCTCGTACATATCTAAACCTTCGTTAGATACTAATGGTGTATTGTGTGATAAGTTTCTTAATTTAGATGGATTGATTAATGTATCTACTGATCCTACAAACTCACACTCAAACTCGGTAGCAAATTGTGCCTCACTTGTGTTTCTAATTGTTTCATCTTTCCACTTCTCATCTCTACCAGGTACCTCTGACCAATGTACTTCAATAGGTACATAATCATTTCGTTTATGTTGAGCGTCATTCCACAGTTTATAAAACATATTCATTCCATGTGGTGTAGATACAATCATAACTTTAGAAGTTTTACCAGAAGATATTGTAGGATAAACTGAACTAAAAAACTGCTCAGATATATTGTTAGGTATGAAAGCAAACTCATCAAGGAATATGATGTTAAATGAACCACCTCGAATCGCACTTGAAGATGTTGCAGCTGCAAGTATTTTACTGCCGTTTTCTAATTCTAAAGAACCTTTGTTCCAATTTAGTACACCTTGTTGTAACCATTGAGGTAAGTTTTCATATGCAAGTTGTAATCTACCTAATAAATCTCTAGCAGTAGATGATTTGTTTGCAAGTATGGCAACGTTTATATTGTCATTGAATATAACTTGATGTAATAGATATGCGATAATTGTAGTTGACTTACCTGACTGTCTAGGTAATTTACAAATAGAAAAACGATTATCATGGAATGTCTTAACCATTTTCTCCTGAAAAGGGTACATATTAAAAGGTACTAAACCTTCATCAATGTTTACAATTCTTGTATATGTCTTTATAAAATGTATAGGATCGTCCATACATTTTGCAATCTCTTTTACTTGTTCTTCCGTATAACTTTGTGGAAGATTTGCTTTATAAAGATTTGGGTTACCTAGATATGCTTCTGTCATTTATCTAATTTATTGTTATTTCTCCAAACAATAATTTCCTCTAAATCTGGTTTAGTATCAGGATTATTTTTTATTTTCATTTTTAAATTTCTATAAAGCTCAGAACCTTGTAAATATCGCTTTCTAGTCATATCAGCATAACCTGTTGACATCATAACTACTGGTGGAGATTGCATATGTGAAAAACCATAATCATGCCATCTATTTAAATCTTTAGAAAAACATAAATTATAAGATATATCCAGACCACTAGATAACAAATAATTTGTTAAGTTAGCACAAAATATTCCTACTTCAATACTTACATGTTCTCTTAAACTTTGCATTTGTTCTGGTATCATTTCATCAGCAACATGTTCTCCTCTCTTTATCATTTGTTGATAAAAAGGATTTGGTTTCTCAACTAATCTTTGTGAAAAAACAAATAGATAAGCAGATGATCTTATATGCTGATAATTAGGGTTAGGATACTTTTTTGCATCCCTTGTTACGTTTGAAAATTTTTTTGAGTTATATTCTTTATCTGTTCTAATATGATTTTGATTACATAATTTCCATATATATTCTTTGTATATTTGTTTATCAGGACCATATACATCAACAAAGTAAGCCATCATATTATTTTTAGATGGTTGAGTTTTCCACGCTTTATATAATGCGTCTTCTACTATTTTTTTTTCTGGTATTTTTTCTTGTGAGTAATTTATTATGTGTTTTCTTTTTGATTCTAATAACTCAAAGTGATTAATCATATTTGTGCTCCTCAGGATTAAAGCCATCTTTGAATGTTTTATCTTCCTCAGGAGTTACGTTCTTATTTTTATTCTTTAACATTTTATGTAATTCTGCTGAAGACCCAACAAATAAAGCTTGTTTTATATTCGTACTTGTTTTATTAGGTACGTCTTTAAGTGTTTTAAGTTTACCTTGTAAGTCTTGTAGTTTGTCAACCGTATCAGCAACTTGTTTGATTAAGTTACCTGCAACCTCGTATGCTCTAGGGTGTTGACTTTCATTTGCAATATCTAATATACCTTGTATGGCGTCTTGTCCTCGTTCAATAAGATTATAATAGTTTTCTCTACTATATTTGTAATCGTTATCAACGTCTTCTTTTTCTTTATCTTCCAACCTAGGTACAGGTGGAGTAAATTCTTTTTTTACTACAGCTTTAGTTAGTATTTTCTCGTTAGAGATACCAAGTGCTTCGTTTATTTTTTCGTCTATAGTCATAATTAATAATTAGTTATAGTTGTTGTAAATCCAAAATCATCATCAGCGTCAGCCGTAGTTGGATTAGGTACTACAACGATTCTTTCTTCTTTTTCTGCACTAGATCCTGTGTCATTATACAAATCTGTTTGAGCAGTTTTAATAACTTTACTAGAATATATAGGTCCATATAGATAAGTTTTTGCTGTAAAGTTTAATGTATAGTTTACAGCTCTTCTTTGTGTAAATGAACCATCATATGTATCCTGATAGTCAACACTATTTAGTGTTATCGGTACATCTCTTTTTATACCCATAGCAGGTATTGCATTTACTGTAACCGTATAGTCTGGTTGAAAGTATGGTAGTATTTGTTCTATAATACATAAACCATCTTCAGCAGTTGCTGTAAATGAATATAAATTAAATGATAGATTGTATGGTACAGGATTGTATTGATAATATTGCTTACTTGCGTCTGAAGTATTTACATTTTTTAACTTACCTACTCTTTGTAATTTACGAGATGAGTCATAAGATAAACTAGAAATTTCAAAACCCATACGAGGCAATGTCATTGCCATTTCTCTTTGATCTAAATTAGGTTGTTGCTCTAGTCTTGTTAAAAACTTTTCTTTAGGCGAATATGCAAGAGGTACTTTTAATCTTTGTATTGTACCACCATCGCCATCTTTTCTTACAATAACAATGTTATTAAATATTGTACCAAATGATACAACAATTTTTCTTAATGATTCGTGGTAAAATTGTTTTCCAAACATTATGTTTCATCAACCTCTCCGAAAGGGTTTCTTTCTGTAAAGTCTAATATGTCATCACCTGTACTAGCAGTATCAAACCCAGCGTCAGCATTGTACGTGGCGTTATCAGCGTAATCTCTAGTTTGTGTTGCAAGATTTATATCTTCGTGTGTTTCTGCCAATAAGAAGTTTATATTGTTTAATGTAGTATCAGAATCCTCTAACATGATACCACCACCATCTTCTAATGTTAATTGATGTTGTAATTGATCTATAGATAATCTATCTTCAGCAACATCAATTTCTGATCTGCCTGTATCAATTTTCTCACTAGAATATTCAAATCTAGTTGTTCTTAATTTATAAACAGGTAAGTTACCTAGTTGAAAGAATGGTTCCTGGTCTTCTACGAATTGTATCTCAAAAAAACTATTCATCAAAGGTACATAAATTAAATCACCTTCGTTAGGTCTACCATCTACAATACTATTTGCTTTGTTATCAACTTGATTTTGCCATCTTCTTTTTGCAATTACAAATGTTGTATCTTCTCTAATTTCTAAACCAAATTTAGATACTAATTCTTGTTCACCACCAAAACCTTCAGCAGTTTCCATGTACATTTCAATCATGTAAGATTGGTCAAATTTAGATAGGGTATCTTCTCCTAAAACTAAATCTTTGTTGACTAATGTTCTTGGTAAGTAGAAATTATCTAGGCCGTATATCTTTAGACCTTCTATGATTAAATCTTCGTGTAATCTTCTCTCTGCTTCATTACCAATTCCATTGCCGCCTTGAAAATGATGATTGACTGGCATGGCATTATCCTATCATGTAAGTTACAGGCGTTTCGTATGTGCCCCTTATTTCTTCTTCTAATTTTCTTATATCGTCTTGTGCTTCTGAAAATATTTGTTGACCGTTAAGTGTAACACCACCTAACATGGCAACACCATTAAATTTAGATAAGTTAGCACCCCATTGTCTTTTGATTAATGCTGTAGTATATCTTTTTAAATAGATGTCATTATAAACGTCTGTCATAACTGTAGGGTCTAATTTTCTAAAACATTCAATAACAAGATACTCTCCTACAGATATGTCATTTTTCCAATCCATATCTACGAATAATTTGTTATTGTATTGATTAAATCTAATAGGTTTTTCACCAACTAGTATGTGATCTAAAAAGTCTAAATGTCTTAATACCATATCATAGTGTATAATACTTGTAGATGAAAAATCATACAAGTCATTTAATCTTAATTGGTATCTAATATCAAATAAATTTTGATTACCTCTATTTGATAGAGGGAATATTCTTGTAACTGCTAATACGGCTTCAGGTACTACTATGAAATTATTTTGTTCACTCCATGCAGTAGTAACAGAATTTTTAGTTACACTAGACGCAGTATCACCTGAAGGCGATTTAATTCTATCTACGTCTGCTTGAGTTACTTTGTATTTAAGGTATGTTCTCTCAACGCCATCATAGTGATATTGAGCAAAATATTGTAGCGCTTCATCTATTCTATCTTCAGCCTGATCGTCATCTACGTTGATTTCAATTACAGGTTTCCCTAGTGTTCTTAAAGCGTACTGTTTTAATTGTTCTCTTGTTGCTGGGTTGGCCATATTAATCCTTTATTACTATTTATACGATTATTAGGCGTTGGAAAGACGCAATTATGGTGTGTCTAAAAATCGGTTTAGATTAATTTTGATTATTAACTTGCAGAACCAACAATTGTCTTAACAGCAGATCC